CGCCGCCAGCACGGCGGCGGCCGCGTCGTTGACCCGCCGATGGACCTCCGTCAGCAGCGGCCGGATCGTCCGGTCCGCGATATTCCAGTAGAGCTTCCCGTCCGGGAGGCTCTCTTTTTTCAGCGCTCTTGCCAGCGCGCTCCCGGCGTGGGTGCCGAGCCTCCCGGCGTAGACGGAGGCCTCCTCGCTCGTGGCCGTCCCGTCCTTCACCCGGCGGAGGAAGCTCCGGATCCATACGTCGGTGCTCGCGCTGCGGTTGAAATCCCGGGAGATCCGCTCCCACAGCTCCGGCACGGCGTCAGTCATTCTGGCCTCCCCGGATTCCGGTCAGATCGCGGAGCCCGTCCGCGTTGAAAAAGCCGGGGATCGCCTGATTGATCTTGACCGCGCCGTCGCCGATGAGCGACAGCATGGCCGCGTCCGGCTCGAAGATCGGCTCCCAGACGGGCTGCGTCTCGCCGAGGATCGTCCGCCTGTAGGGATAGCTGTCCCGGAGGCACGCCGCCAGATATCCGGCGTTCAGAAAGCCGCTGCCGAACGTGCGCTGCGCCTTCCGCGCCGTCAGGCGCAGGCTCTCATGCGTGCTGCGGATCGCCTCGGCGCTGCTCGGGTTCGCGCTCGGGAAGCCGAGATCGTCGAGCGTCAGCCCGACCTCGCCGCCGAAGAGGGAAGCGAACATGCGCAGCTGCTCGATGTGCGGCTGCATGCTCTGCTGGCTGAACTGCCCGACCGTCGGGCGGTCGCCGCCCTCGTCCTTGGTAAACGTCAGCATGGAGGACATGGCGGCCTTCCAGGTATCCATGGTCTCGGCGTCCGGAGAAAGCCCCGTGATGTACTTCTGCGGGAAGGAGTAAAACTCCGCCGAAATCTCGCCGCGCTTTACCGTGCGTATGGCGCTGTCCACCAGCGACATGCACGCGCGGGAGATCCGGCTGTGTCCGAATGGCCGGACCGCGTCCGGCCGGAAGATGATCGGCGCGAGCAGCGGGTACGGCACGGAGCTTTTGAAGCTCTCCGGCGGCCTTCCCCTCCGGAGGATCTGCGTTTCGCCGGGGACAAAATACGCCTCCGTCACCGCACGCCCGTCCTTTGTCTCGAGAACGGCGTACCCTTCGGTGAGCAGGTTCGTGATGGGGTCAATGATGCCGGTCGCGTGGCCGCCGTCGATCACCTGCATCCGGGGATTGCCGTTCGCCCCGGCGCTGATGTAGATAAAGCTGCACGAGGAGATCAGCGCGCCGAGAATGGCCGAGTCGAACAGAATGTCCGGGTTGTTCTGCCGGTAGATCTCGTTCATGCCGAACGTGTCGTTCCGGAATTCCCGGAACGTCATCCGGTCTGCCAGGGAGTCCACGGCCTTGCCGCACCAGCCGAGCGTGGAATTGAGGCACGCAAGCTCCGGCGGCGTGGAAATTCCGAAGTCCCGGACGGAAAATTTCATCTCGTAGTAGCGGTATCGGGTGCGGATTCTGCCTTGTTTTAGGGCAAGTTTGTTGCGGAGAAATCCGATCCCGCGCAGATTTTCACCATTCATATCGCACGTCCTTATTTAACTTTTTGTCTGCGGGCTTCCGCCCGGAAATTTTTCCGTCAACCTCGTGTTTTTTCCCACAGTACGGGCAGGGAGGTCGCCGTCCGGGGATCCGGGGGTGGTATCCCCCCGGTAATTTCCCCAATCGACATGCTGCGGCAGATTTCGGTTAGAAACGCTCGGACCGGCCTGCCAGGGGCGGGGCGGGGCGGCGGTCAGCCTGTCCGACTTCGCGTGATTGCAGCACCAGTGCGTCAGCTGGAGGTTGTCGATATCGCTCGGATGCCCGCCGCGGGAGATGGGAATGATGTGGTCGACGCTCGGCGCCATAGGGTCGGGGTACTTGAGCGACTTATCGACCGGCCGGCCGCATATGCCGCAGACCTCCCCGGCCATAATGACCCGGCGGGCATTTTTGAGATAGGCGGTCCGTGTTTCTCCGACGTGGTCGGCCCTTGGTTTACTGCTCATAAAACCTCCGCGGGCGAAAAAAGAGCCAGAGCCAGCGTGACCGCATCAAAGCGGATCATGCTGGCCCTGGCTCTTAAAGCACTGGCCCTGTTTAAGCACAAGCGGTATATCGTTTTTGCATCGGCGGCAATGGATGTAAACGAGCTCGGCGGTCTCATCGGGACGGACGAGCTTGAGCCGGCCGTTGCCGCAGATCGGACAGGCAGCCCACCCGTCCTTTACTCTGATGATTCTATCAGATTTCCTGGTCTCCGTCAATGCGATCATACTCTTTATCCTTAAAATAATATGTGTTTCAAGGCAGAAAAAATAAATAAAAAAGGTTCAGTGCGGCCGGCGTCTCCGGCGCGCGGGTCTGGGCGCGGCGAGGTGAGCCTCAAGGCGGAACTTGATAACGCGGTAGCTTGCCCACTCGGTCTTTTTACACTCGTCGATATAGATCCGGCAGCCTTCGGGCGGCGTAAGCTCGAAATCGTCGGGCACGACGGCGGTCTCGATCTCCGGCCGGACGGCGTTGCGCGTGCAGCTCCAGCCGTGCAGGCCGGGGCGGGCCTCATACTCCTGACACTCGCGCAGCTCCTTGGTCATGTAGCGCGCGACGGCGCGGTAATAGTTGTCCGGCTCCTCGGCGTCGTCGCGCTCCCACGCGGGCGGCGGCTCGTGCGGCTCCGGCCGGCCGAGACGGCGGATCTCTATATCGGAGCCGTAGATCCAGCACCGCCGGAGCATGTCATAGTCTCTGCCGGTGCTGTCGAGCACGATGTGCTGATGCCACCGGCCGGACGCGCTCGTGAGGATCTCCGGCGCCCAGAAGACGACCGGCTCCGGAAGACCGGCGGCGGCGCGCGCGGCGCGCAGCTTCTTGAGGAAGTACTTGAAGCGTGCCTGCGCCTCCTTCCGGCTCTTCGGCATGTGCGCGTCGTCGTGGGTGAGCGTAACGACCAGCGCGCTGCCCGGCGTCGGGAAGTTGGCGCTGAGCATCAGCTCAAGCTTCTGCGCGCTGTAGATCTGATTCATGCGCCGCTGTGCGGCGGAGCTGGCGCGGTGCTTGGCGGCGCGCTGCCGCTCGGAATCGCGCGGACGACCTCGGTCATAAACGGCGGCGAGCTGGATGCCGCCGGCGTCGATATACTTTAATGTTTTGGCCACAGACGTGATCTCCATCAACAGATTTCAGACCGTGGCCCTACAGGCTCTCGTCCTCCGGATGCAAAAAGGACGCGCCCGCAGCGCGTCCAACACTTTTGAATTATCGAAAAAGCCTTGAAAATTCAGGGAAAACTCTTGACATTTACCCGTTTTCGGTATATAATAATAATCACAGAGGAGGTGAAAAAGTGGGCAAACACGAGAGGCCGAAGAAGCCCGCCAGACAAATCGACTGGCTCGCAATCCTGATCGGGATGCTGGCGGACTTCATCGTGGGGCTGCTGCTTCTGGTCTTTGCGAAGATCATGAAGTAAGCGCCGGGGAGGCGAGAAGCTCGCCTCCCTCCTCCAAACTAACAGAGGCATGCGGAAAAGTCAAGTCGAAAGGAGTTTGAAAATGAAAAGCGTATTAACGTTCCTCGGGATCTTCTTCATTTGCGCGGGCCTTGCCAAAGGGATCATAGCGCTCATCGCGTGGAGGCGCTCGCGCCGTGGGTGAACTGCTGAGCGTGGCGCAGTGGGCGGAGCGCTACGGCAAGGATGCCCGCAACGCCCGGCGTCTGATCGCCGAGGGCCGCCTCGCCGCCGTCCGTATCGGCGGACGCTGGGCGATCGACAGCGACACCCAGCCGCCGCCGGACGCGCGCGTTAAAAGCGGCAAATACAGGGACTGGCGCAAAAAGCCAGCAGGGGAGCCGGAGCAGTAATGCTTCGGCTTTTCTTATAAAAGGGAGCAGGGCGAGGCCGAGTTGCACGGCCTTCTGTCGGGCAAGAGGAGATCTGCCGTGAGCGAAACGGCAGAGGAAAGGAACCCGACGCGCGGCTCGCCGCCCCGTGTATGGAAAGGACGCGCTCACGGCGCGTCCTTCTCTTTTCTGTTTTTGAGAATCTCCTCGATCCGGCCGGTGATCTCCTGCACGGCCCCGCGCAGCTTCTCGCCCCCGGCGTCGCTGAGCCCGGCGGCGTACCCCGCCGCGTAGATCGTATAAAGGTAACTGTTCATCGCTGGTAGCGACAGCCCCTTGATCGCGCGGAAGGTCTCGCCGTCGATGAAGTCCTCAATCGCTTTCGGCATGCACTCACCTCCGATCCCGCCGCGCCCAGTCGGTGAGGATGTTTTCCTCCTCTGCGAGCGCGGAGACGATGTCGCTCTCGCGCAGCCGCCCGGCGCGCAGACTCTCCAGCACGCTGTGGATCTCGTCGCGCACGGCCTTGATCTGCGGCGGCGTCGGATGCAGCACCGAGCACATCGCCCAGAGAAAGACGATAAGATGCCGGTTTCCGAGCTGCGTCGCGCTCTGGCGGCGCGTGTTGTTCTTCGATTTGCTGCTCAAGCCTCCGCCTCCTTAACGATCTGGCGGACGAGCCGCTCGCCCTTGCGCGTGATGCTCATGAAGTCCTCGCCCCGCACGCCGACGAACGCGACCGGCCCGACGAACTGCATTCGGAGGATCGAGGCGCTCGGCGAAAGGCCGCGCAGCCGCCCCTCCTCGTTGCACACGATGGCAAGGTCCTCCGTGACCGTGACGCACTCAATCGGCCCGTCGACAAGCTCTTGCATCGACCGGAGCGTGTTCTCCACGACCTCCGCCCGCAGCGGCAGCCCCGGCCGCTTGACGAGCACCCGCAGAAACGGATCATACGGTTTTCTCATTCTTCACTCACCTCCCACGGAAACGGCGGCAGCGGCAGCCAGAGCCAGAAGCTCTTGACCTCCATCGCGTCGCCGTGCCCAATACCGTCGACGAACTGCCCGCCGAGATAAGCGCACACGTCCGGCATGGAAGCGATGTCCGGATCAACGACAAGCACAAGCTGTCCCTCCTCCGGCTCATCGACGAGGCAGCGCCGCCACTTAAGGCTCCCTTGTGTAAAGGGAAGACTCTCCCCGGCGGGGAGAGATGCCGCCGCAGGCGGCAGAGAGGGGGGGGTGGAGCTGTCAGCGGCCGCGCCGCTGACTGAGGGATTGTCTCTCCGTTTGTGTCCAATTTGGACACAGCCTCGCAGAACGCCGCGGCCTCCTTGATGGACATGCCGGCCGGATCGCCGCGGCCGCAGCGCAGGTACTCGTCCCACGCCTCCTTCTGCCGTTCCTTCGGCAGCTTGGAGAGCTCGTAGGCGACGGACTCATTCAGCCGTCCCTCGCGCCACGCCTTGGCAAAGCGTACCTCCGTGAGATTATTCCCGATCGCCTCCAGCCGCGCGAGCTTGCTCGCGCTCATCTGCATCTCCTCGGCGACAAGATCGCGGATGCGTCCCGGCAGCTCCGCGCCGCCCTCGCGCATGGCGACGAGCGCCTTCTTGAGCCGCAGCGCCTGCTCGGCCTTCTCCCAGTTGGAGAGCACGCGCCCCGTGCTGTTCGCGTGAATGAGCATCACCGTCTCGCGGTTGGCGTCATGCGGGTCGGGATAAACGATGCACGGCACTTCGTTCCAGCGCGCCCGGTCCTTTTTGTAGAGCAAATGCAGCGCCAGATACCGCCGATGCCCGGAGAAGATTACATACGAACCCGTGCCCTGTGCGCGCCGAAACACGCACAGCGGTTCAAGCAGCCCGTTGAGCTCAATGCTGTCTACCAGATCGTCAATGTTGCTTGTGTCGTAAAAGTTGCCGCCGTTCGGGCGCAGCTCGTTGATGGGGATCATCGTGATCCGCGGCGTGTCCGAATTGGACACCGCCTCCATCTCCGGCACGAGCGCGGCAAGGTTGAATTTCTTAGCCACGGCACTCACCCCAATCGGCGAGAAGCTCGCAGCAGAGGCTTTCGTAGTCCAGCGCGGCGGCGGCGCGCGGCGCGTACTGCCGCAGCGGCTGCCGGGCGAACGTCGCCTCCTGCACCTTGCAGGACCGGCGGATGACGGTGTGCAGCACCGGCAGATCGAGCCGCCGCACGGCGTCCTCGCCCTGCATGCAAACGCTCGTTCGCTGCCACATGGTCACCAGCACGCCGCGCACACGGAGCGCCGGGTTGACCGTCGCAAGATTTTCGACCTGCTGCACGATCTCCTGCGCCCCGCCGATGGCGAAGGCATCCACCGTCACCGGCAGAATGACCTCGTCCGCCGCCACCAGCGCGGCGATGCTCGCCGCCGTGAAGCTCGGCGGGCAGTCGATCAGACACACGTCGTAGTCATACGCCAGATTTTCGCAGAGATCGCGCACCGTCCGCAGGGAGATGCCCTTCTGGATGGCCTCAATGTCGATCTCGCAGAGCGAGAGATCGCTCGGCACGATGCCGAGGCCGCCTGGCAGCTTCTGCACAAGATCCTCTGCAATGATGCACCTCGAGGCCAAAAGGTCGGAGATCGTCGGGCTGTCGGCGCTCGCGCCGAGAAAGTCGGTCAGGTTGTGCTGCGGGTCGGCGTCGATGCAAAGCACCCTCTTCCCGCGGTGCCGCAGCTCGGCGGCAAGGTTGACCGTCGTGGTCGTCTTTGCCGTGCCGCCTTTCAGGTTAATAATTGCGATTGTCCTCATGATGTCCTCCTGTTTTTATTTTTTGCGCTTCCCGCGCTTTTGCTTTTTCACAGGGAAATACGCCCCCTGCTCCGCCGGCTTCGATATCTGATCGACCGCGCCGCGCGGATGCCTCGGCTTTTTGCTCAGCGTCTCGGGCCTCACGTCGCCGGTCGAGGCGGTGATCCGATTCCGCAGCGGGTAGGCCTGCCGGAAGGAGCGCGTCACGCCGCCGCGGGTGAAGGTGAATTCGACGGAATAGAACCGCCTTTGCGGATGGATGTATACGACGCGCGCCTCCAGCGGCGGCACGCTCTGCTGCCCCTTGGCGGCGCCGAATTCGGGCCGCTTCCACACAATATCGCCCACGGTCAAAGCGGGAACACCTCCTGCACATTGTCGTCCACCGGCGTGAGCTTCGGCTCGTAGGGTCTCGGCTCCGCC